ACATACTGGGGGCGCTGGGGATTCTCGGCGCTCCCTTTTATTCTTTATACATATGTCTACATACATTACCTTAACAAATGGATTGCTGCGTAGAATGGGTGAAGTCGTTATGGACGTTACCGAATTCGACAATGCTAGGAACGTACAAGCCCTAGCTAAGCAAGCCATCAATTCATCTGTTAGGGAATTGCTACATACTGCCGCAGAGTGGCCCTTCACTCTAACAACCGGCACACAAGTTTTGACCGTTGGTCAGGGCGTGTACGATTTTCCTACTCTTCAATCTAGTGTTGATTGGCAGTCTTTCTATTTGAAGTACAACTCGACATACAACAATCAGCCTAAGAAGCTCTATCCCCTTTCCTATTCAGACTACATCGAAGTGTGGCGGCCTGTAGAGGACACTGGCGGTACTGGTGGCTACACAGCGCCAAACTATGTCTACCTAACACAGACAGATAGCTTTGGTATTACTCCCCTTCCTGATAATGCTTATAGTGTTGAATATAAGTATTGGGTATATCCTGCTGAACTTACTAATTCTTCTGATGAATGTATTGTTCCATCACGCTTTGACAATGTAGTGATTGATGGTGCTATGTTCTACATGCTGATGTTCAGATCTAATGAGCAGGGTGCTAACATCTACAAAGACAAATTTGATCAGGGTATTAAGTATATGCGTAGGCTGTTGCTTGATGATTCCTTGTACATGAGTTCTACTATGTTGGTTAGCCGCACTAGGTCTGGTGTAAATGGCAGATAGAATACAAGGGTACAAGGTAGTATGTGCTGGTGGTATGAATACCAACAGGGATGTACTGTCTCAAAGCGAAAGCATGCCCGGATCTGCCACGCAGCTTATTAACTATGAGCCCTCTACTAGCGGTGGTTATAGAAGAATAAGTGGATACACAAATACATATGGAACAGTTACAGGCACTGGTAGCGTTCTTGGTGTATGCGTAGCAGAGAATTTGAACAATGGTATCTTTGCTTGCAGAGCACCTTCTGCTGGTACAAACTATTTTTATCGTTGGACAGGTACTGCTTGGACAGCTATTAGCACACCCGGCACTGTCACAATGACAGGGGTTAAGAAGGTTAGATTCACTAAGTACAATTGGAGTGCTGACAAGATGGTGTTGGTGGATGGAATTAATCCAGCCGCTATCTATGATGGTACAAACTATACACAGATCACACATACTTATGCACCTAACTCGCCTAAGTATGCAGAAGCGTTTAAGAATCATCTATTCCTTGCTGGAGATCCTACAGATCCCTACAACCTATACTTCTCTGCTCCACTAGCTGAGTCTGATTTCAATCCAGCTAATGGCGCTGGTGTAATCAATGTAGGCTTTGAGATTGTACAGATCAAGATGTTTAGAGATACTCTGTACATCTTTGGTAAGAACCACATCAAGAGTCTTGCTGGCAATAGCATAGCAGACTTTGTTATGAATGAAGTCACGAACAATCTTGGCTGTGTTGTTCCTGATAGTGTTATTGAGCTTGGTGGTAATCTAATCTTTCTTGGCCCTGATGGATTTAGACCTGTAGCAGGTACTAACAAGATTGGTGACGTTGAACTTGAGACAATCTCTAGACAGATTCAGTTCACCATCACTACCATTCTTAATGAACTAACTGCTGGTTCTATTGATCCAGAAATATTAAGTTCAATTGTTATTCGTAAGAAGTCTCAGTTTAGAATGTTTCTACCTCAGGAAGGTACATTTGGAATACTAGGTGGGCTTAGGGCAACAGATTCGGGTCTTGGTTTTGAATATTCTCAGCTATATCAGTTTCCTGCCACCTGTGCTTCTAGTGGATATATTGGTTTAGATGAAGTTGTTATTCATGGGGATAGCACTGGTAAAGTACATAGACAAGAATCAGGCACTTCTTTTAATGGTGATCAGATATTGAGTGTTTATAAGACACCTTATTATTATTTTCAAGATCCCACCATACGAAAGAACTTTTATAATATAACTACATACTTACGCAGCGAAGGATCTTCCTCACTTGTGTTTGGTGTGTCATATGATTTTGATGACAGTGTTGATGTATTTAACCCTGCCAACTACAGTATAACAACATATGGAGCAGCAGCTTATTATGGTGAAGCCGTTTATAATGCCTCTGCAATTTATGATGGTAATCCAGCCCCGGTAGAAAAAACAAATATTGAGGGATCTGGATTTGCAATAGCATTTAATTATGTCACCCTTGATACAAACGCTAGTCACACTATTCAAGGTTTTGTTCTTGACTACACTATGAATGATAGACGCTAAGGAGAAATACTTTGACAGGATACACTAGACAATCTGCTGCTGATATCGTACCTACCGCTGTAGTTAGAGCAGCACCAATTAACAATGAATTCAATGCGTTGCGTGATGCATTTGCACTAGCGTCTGGACATAGGCACGATGGCACTGCTGCTGAGGGACACCTTGTTCCTCTCATCTCTGATGACAATGGGTATAACAAAGTTGTCACTGACTCTACCAATAATAGAATTGGCCTCTTTGTTAATGTAAGCAGCGTTGCTGTTGAACAGGTACGCTTCCAAAGTAATCTAATTGTTCCTGTTACAACCAATACGGTTGACATTGGTTCTTCTACTTATAAGTTCAAGAACCTTGTACTGTCTGGCACAGCCACCCTACCTGTTGCTAACATTGGTGCTGGTACGATTACAGCCACTGACTTGACAGTGACAGGAACAATTGACGTTACCAACACTGTAATCTCCAACGTCTCTACGCCTACGCTCAGCACTGATGCTGCTAACAAGAGCTATGTAGATACAGCCATTGCCAATCTTATTGATGGCGCTCCCGGAACAATTGACACTCTCAATGAGCTTGCTGCTGCCTTAGGGGATGACCCTAACTTTGCCACCACCGTGACCAACTCTTTAGCTGCTAAGCTAAGTTTGTCTGGTGGCACGATGACGGGCAACATTGCTATGGGTAGCTACAAGATCACAGGTCTTGGTACTCCTACTACTGGCTCTGATGCTACCACTAAGACCTATGTTGATGGCATCTTAGGTAGTGCAACCTCTGCTGCTGCCAGTGCTTCTGCGGCTTCCACTAGTGCATCCAATGCAGCTACAAGTGAAGCAAACGCTGCTGCAAGCTACGACAGCTTTGATGATAGATATCTTGGCCCTAAAGCATCTAACCCCACTGTGGACAATGATGGTAATGCCTTGTTGACGGGCGCTCTCTATTTCAATACTACCAGCAATGAGATGCGTGTGTGGAGTGGTAGTGCTTGGGTAGGGGCATTCAGCGGAACAGTTTCTCTCACCAGCGGAGTAACTGGTGTTCTTCCTTTAGCTAATGGTGGTACTAATGCTGCCTCTGCTCCAGCAGCTATGGCAAGCTTGATGGGCTTTACTACTACAGCTACAGCCGGTACTACCACCACACTAACTAACGCTAGCAGCTATTATCAGGTATTCACTGGCTCTTCTGCTCAGACTATCCAGCTTCCAGTAACTAGCACTTTAGGTACAGGCTGGACATACCATATCTGCAATAACAGCACTGGTACACTCACTGTTAACTCTTCTGGTGGTAATGCGGTGATTACAGTACCTGCTGGAATAACTGCTATGGTTACCTGTATTGGTATTACACTAACCACTGCTGCTGATTGGGAAGCTGGCCTCACTGACTTCAGTACAGCTACTGGTACGGGTGCTGTTGTGTTAGGAACAAACCCAACAATTGCTACACCTAATATTACAACTGGCCTTACAATAGCGGGTGCAGCAGGTACAGCAGGACAGGCGCTATTGTCTGCTGGCGCAGGTGCTGCACCTACATGGGGTACTGCTGGTGTGTCGGCAGGTAAAGCTATTGCCTTTGCAATGGTTATGGGATTCTAAGGAAATATTATGGCAAATCCAAATATCACAAACGTAACATCAATCTTAGGTACAACAACGTATCTAACACCTAGTGCTACAACTGCTGTTGTTCTGTTAACTAACGCTGCTGCTTCTGGCAAGGTGTTTAAGATTAATCAGATTGTTGCAGCTAATGTTAATGGCTCAACTGCTGTGAACACCACAGTGTCCATTTACACCAACGGCGCTGTGGCACAAGGTTCTGCTCCTTCTGGCGGTACAGCCTACCCCATTGTTAGTACAGTGTCTGTACCAGCTAGCGCATCCTTGATTGTTGTGGATAAGACCACTGCAATCTATCTGCAAGAAGGTACATGCATTTCAGTGACAAGCGGTACAGCAAGTGGTATCACTTATAGCGTGTCATACGAAGAGATTAGCTAAGGTATTATCTAATGTCAATGCGCTGGCAAGCTGCTATTGTTAAGCCGGGGTTCAATCCTCTGGGGACGCAGACGAGTACGCAAAGTATTACCTTATTTAGTTGGGGTGATGGCACTAATGGGCGACTAGGCTTAGGAAACACCACTCCATACTCCTCACCCAAACAAGTAGGATCTTTAACTAATTGGTCAGCTATTTTTTCTGGTCGAGACTTTTCGGTAGCAACCAAGACAGATGGTACTTTGTGGGCTTGGGGTAATAATACTTATGGACAGTTAGGTGATGGAACAATAATAGCCAAATCATCTCCAAATCAAGTAGGTTCTTTTACTACTTGGTCTAAAATTTCAACAGGACAAGCCTCTACATTAGCAATTAAAACAGATGGAACTTTATGGTCTTGGGGACTAAACGCCTACGGTCAACTTGGTGCAGGAACAACTACTAACCGATCTTCACCAGTGCAGGTGGGCGCACTAAGTAATTGGTCTAAAGTTGCGTGTGGATTAAACCATACACTGGCAATTAAAACTGATGGAACACTTTGGTCATGGGGCTTTAATCTTCAAGGCTCTTTAGGCTTGGGTAACATAACTTATTACTCTAGTCCAAAACAAATAGGTGTACTAACTACTTGGGCAACAGTTTCGGGGGGTTGTGGTAATTTCTCGTTGGCAATTAAAACTGATGGAACACTTTGGTCATGGGGGCAGAATACTAATGGTCAACTTGGTTTGGGTGATATTACTCACAGATCCTCCCCAGTGCAAGTAGGCGCGCTAACTAATTGGCTAAAAGTATCTGGTGGATATACTTTTGCGTTAGCAACAAAAACTGACGGAACATTATGGGCTTGGGGGCAAAATGCTTTTGGTCAATTAGGCCAAGGAAATACTACATACCGATCCTCCCCCGTGCAAGTAGGCTCACTAACTACTTGGTTAAATATTTCGGGGGGTTCGTATAGCTCTTCGCTGGCAATTAAGACAGACGGCACACTATGGGTTTGGGGGTACAACGCTAGCGGACAACTAGGTTTAGGTAATACAACCAGTTACTCATCTCCCAAACAACTAGGTTCGCTTGCTACTTGGGCAAACATTTCAGGTGGCTATAATTTCACTATAGCTGTATAACATTATGGCAACGATAACAGTAACAACAGGCGTTCAATACTCAGGCAAGTGGACATTGCAGTCACACGCACAGGCTGTGGCGGCTGGAACTTGGTCTTTACCACCCAATCCGGGGACTGTTGGTCTTTACGCTTGGGGAAATAATAATCATGGACAACTTGGTCATGGAAATATTACAAACTATTCTTCTCCTAAACAACTTGGATCTAATACGTGGTTGAGTGTTGCAACTGGTTACAATGGATTTACCGTAGGTGTTAGATCAAATAATACATTGTGGTCTTGGGGATCTAATAGCCTTGGTCAGCTTGGCCTAGGAAATTTAACAGAATATTCTTCACCCAAACAGGTAGGCGCCTTGACTAACTGGTTACAAGTAGCGGCTGGTCAGTACTATTCACTTGCGATTAAAACTGATGGTACTTTGTGGAGCTGGGGTAAAAACGCTAACGGTCAACTTGGTTTAGGCAATATAACAGTATATTCATCACCTAAACAAGTAGGTGCTTTAACTAGCTGGGCAAGCGTGGCGGCAGGAAGCGATACTTCGATTGCAATTAAAACCGATGGAACGCTGTGGACTTGGGGAAATAATGGTAGTGGGCAACTTGGTATAGGAAACAGAACAAAATATTCTTCTCCAAAACAAGTAGGTGCTTTAACTAACTGGTCAGCCGCATTTGCTGGTGGTAACGGTAATCATACGGCAGCTATAAAAACTGATGGAACTATCTGGGCTTGGGGTGACGGGGGTTATGGGCAACTTGGTCAAGGAAATACAACTAACTATTCTTCCCCAAAACAAGTTGGCGCATTAACCACATGGACTAAACTCACTAGTAATGTAAACAGCCTTGGAGCAATACAAACAAATGGTACTCTTTGGACATGGGGGCAAGGATCTTCTGGTCAGCTTGGTCAAGGAAGTTTAAATAATTATTCATCACCTAAACAAGTTGGTGCTTTAACTACTTGGCTGTCAATTGCTGGTGGTCAGTACAATTATTTTGGTATTACAACAAGCGGAAGATTATGGGCTTGGGGTAATAATAACGCAGGACGGCTGGGGATTGGAAATTCAACACACTACTCCTCACCTAAAGCAGTTGGAACGCTGACCAACTGGTTAAAAATTTCTAGTGGATACTCTGGAGCAGCTTTTGGTATACTACAATAATCCTATGAACAAAACACTCCACTTCCTCTCTGGCATTCCTCGTAGCGGTTCCACCGTTCTTGCGGCTATCCTTAACCAGAACCCAATGACTCATGTGTCCACCACATCAGGTTTGGTTCATGCTCTGGATGGCTTAGCAAACACTTGGCACTCTGCTGGCTTGCTTAACGACAATGATCCTGAGCGTAAGAAGCTTGCTCAGACTATGCGTGGCTGCATTGATGCTTTCTATGATGACACCGATAAGCCTGTCATCATTGATAAGTCTCGTGGCTGGCCCATTCCCCAGATCATGGGTGCTATGGCACAAGTGCTAGATCGTCCCTGCAAGATCATTGCCACTGTACGCCCTGTTCCTGATTGCATGGCATCGTTTGTTCGTGTGGCTAAGCCTGATGATCTTGATGCGTTCATGTACTCAGGGCAACTAGCAGATCACCTCAAAGCTGCTTACCTATCTGTAGAGGCTGGCTATCAAGCCATGCCAGAGAATTTCCTGTTTGTTGAATACGACAAACTGCTGTCTGACCCTCGTGCTGAGCTTGCTCGCATCCATGAGTTCTTGGAGTTGCCAGCCTACGAATATGATTTCAGTAACATTGATGGCTCTAGTGTAAAAGAAGACGATGAGAATCTGCATGGCTATGCTGGTATGCATGATGTTAAACCTAAGCTTGAGAAGCAGCATAACGACAATGCTCGTGACTTGCTCAAGCATCACTACAATCAATTCTGCCAGCCAGAGTTCTGGGCAGATGGTGCTCGCACCTTGCCAGAGCTAGATGATCTAGATTTGCAAGTAGCCGCTGGTAAGATGGGTGACTTTGCTGAAGGCTGGCGCTTGTCAGAGAAGCTACATGCTGAGCGTCCTACAGATCATCGTGCTGCCTACAACCGTAGCTGGTACTTGCTTAAGCAAGGGAAGATTGCTGAAGGCTATAAGCAGATGGATCGTGGTCGCTATTGCGGAATCATTGGTGAGAAACGCCCAGATTCTCCTGCACCTGAGTGGGATGGTAAGACTAAGGGTACGATCTTGCTGTATTGCGATCATGGGTTAGGTGATCAGATTCATCAAGTGCGCTATGCTCGTGACTTGGTAGCTCGTGGTAACAAAGTAGTGGTGTGCTGCTCTGGTCAGTTGGCTAGTCTGTTCTCTGGCATTGAAGGTGTATCAGCAGTTGTACAGGTAGGTGCTGAGTTTGGTGTATACCACGACTTCTGGTGCTATGGAATGACAGCCCCTAACTATCTTGGCTATGAGATGAGTGACTTGCGTGGTGATCCTTACATTGCTAAGCTACCAACAATCAAGGGCCGTAAGAAACGCATTGGCCTACGCTGGCAGGGTAACAGCAAGTTTGAGGATGACCACAATAAGCGCTTCCCTTATGAGCTTTTGTTCAATGCTGTTAAGGACGCTGATGCTGAGTTTGTTAGCTTGCAGCGTGATGAAGGTTCTGAAGCTTGCCCAATCTGGGTCAATCGTGTTCCCCTCAATACTTGGGAAGATACACGCACAGCAGTGGCAAGTTGTGACTTGGTGATATCGTCTTGCACCAGCGTTAGCCATCTGGCATCCGCTATGGGCATTGAGACTTGGGTGGTAATTCCTGTTATGGGTTACTACTTGTATGCTCTTGATGGCGACAAGACCCCCTATTATGATTCGATGCGTCTATTTAGACAAGAAGTATTTGGTGATTGGGTTGCACCGTTTGATCAGATTAAAGAACGCTTGAGCGCTAAGCCAGCACTAAGGAGAGTAGCTTAATGTCTGCGAAGTATCCCGGTGGAATAATCAGTAAGACCGCACCAATAGTAACTGGGCCGCATCCAGTATTTGGTGGGGGCTCTGCGTCTGGTATTTGGACACTAGATCAGGCTGAATATTACATTGCATTGGGTACTTGGCCTACTGCACCTGTACCACCGCCAAGCGGTAAACTGTACATGTGGGGAAAGAATGGCGATGGACAACTTGGTATAGGAAGTATAACAAATTACTCCTCTCCGAAACAAGTTGGGGCTTTAACAACTTGGACTATTGTTTCTAACGGGGGTACTCATACATATGCTTTAGCAACTGATGGAACTTTGTGGTCATGGGGGCAGAATACTAATGGAAAACTTGGTTTAGGAAATTTAACAAGCTATTCATCTCCTAAGCAAATTGGGTCTTTAACTAATTGGTTTAAAATTTCGGCGGGAAACGGTCACGGAATTGCTATTAAAACAGATGGTACTCTTTGGTCATGGGGAACTAATACTAATGGTCAACTTGGTGTTGGAAACATAACTAATTATTCATCTCCAAAACAAGTTGGGTCTTTAACTACTTGGGCTGAAATACATATCAATAATAATGCAAGTCTGGCTATTAAAAATGATGGTACTCTATGGGCTTGGGGAAGCAACAATCTTGGGCAGTTGGGCCTTGGAAACATAACAAATTATTCCTCTCCAAAGCAAGTTGGCTCATTAACTAATTGGGCAAAGCTTGCTTCATATTCAAACTCTATTACCGCCATTAAAACAGACGGTACACTTTGGGCGTGGGGCAATGGTCTTAATGGTAATTTAGGACTTGGAAACACTACATCATATTCCTCTCCTAAACAAGTAGGGGCTCTAACTAATTGGTCAAAAATAAGTGGACAAGGGGCAATTAAAACAGATGGTACTATTTGGATGTGGGGATTAAATACTTCTGGTCAAATGGGGATTGGAAATGTAACAAACTATTCATCTCCGAAACAAGTTGGGGCTTTAACAACTTGGACATTCTTACTATCCACAATGTCTGGTCAAACTTTTGGAATTAAAAACGGTGAGCTTTGGGCGTGGGGAGTTAACTCAACATATGGTGCGCTAGGCATAGGAAGTCTAGTTAGTCAAAGTTCTCCCGTTCAAGTTGGTGCTTTGACTAGTTGGGTAGCTGTAGGTGCTAAGGGGGACAATGATGTGTCTATCGCACTTCGTTCATAAGTATACTATACACCCTATTTTAACATTGATAGTTTAAATTTTTTACAAGGAGTATTTTTATGTCTTTATATGTGCAAGTAATAAACGGTGAAGTTAAGCAGTGCTGGGATACTGTCCCGCCTGATGGTGTTGGCAACAATGGCTGGAAGAACGCTGTTGAAGTTCGTCCTTCAATCATTGCCCACCGCCAAGGCTACACAGCCCACACCTTTGATATCAGCAAAGACCCAGTGGAGATTGTGTACGGCACGTTTGACATTTCGGTGGATGAGCGTAAAGGCGGCATGAAGGGCAATGCCCAGTTCGAGTTCCAGCGTGTGGTGAATCAGCAAGCCAGCAATCCGCTGACGTTTGATGCGTCTGCCATTGAGCTAGCTCGTCAGGCTATGGTTACAAAACAAGCTACAATAGATGCTTGTACAACTCATGACGAACTAGACGCACTTCTATGAAAATAAATCTTGGTAGCGGTTATAAACGCATTGATGGATTTCTCAATATTGATGATGATCCTTTAGTGAAGCCTGATTTTCTCTGTAACATTGAAAAAGAAAAGCTTCCACTAGAGGACAACTCAGTAGATGAAATAAGAGCACACCACATTCTTGAGCATATCGGAAGTGGGTTCATTGGACTAATGCAAGAATTGTATCGTGTTGCAAAGCACGGCGCAATTCTTGACATTATTGTGCCTCATCATTTCCACGATAACTTCTACTCAGATCCTACACATTGTAGGCCAATCACTGTAGGTGGTATGTACATGTTCTGTCAGAAGACTAACAAGGAACACATTGAAGCCTATGGCTCTAGTTCTGGAATGGGGCTAAAGTACAACGTGAATTGGGAAATGGTTTGGTTTGATTTTGAATATGACCAGTTCTACGCAGAGATGGTAGAGCGCATGAAGAAGAAGATGGAAGATCGCACGATTACCCATGATGAAGACTTCATGTTTCGCCGATTGATGCGTGAAGCAAACAACGTAGCAGTGCATACCCTTATCAAAATGAAAGCGATTAAAGAATGAATAAAATCTTAATCATGGGTCTGCCGGGTTCTGGCAAGACATACTTAGCTGCTGCACTCAAGAAATATCTTGAGGAGAATTCAACAGTTAAGAACATGCCAGCCTATCGGGCAATGGACTTCATTCCCACAAGCTATAAGTGCAGTGTGCAGTGGTTCAATGCAGACGATGTACGCAAGAGCTACAACGATTGGGACTTTTCTAAAGAAGGACGTATTCGTCAGTCTTTGCGTATGGCTGAGTTTGCTCTGAAGTCTAACAGCGACTATGTCATCTGTGACTTCGTAGCCCCATTGGTTGAGATGCGTAACAACTTCAAAGCTGATTGGACTATCTGGGTAGACACCATTGACAAGGGCCGCTTTGATGACACCAACAAAGCATTCATTCCACCTAAGGAATATGACTTCCGTGTAACAGAACAAAACTGTGAGAAGTGGGCTGAGTTCATTGGCAATCATATCCTTGATGAACGCCGCCGCCCTGTGTTTGATTGGAAGAAAGAAACAGTGCAGATGCTTGGACGCTGGCAACCGTGGCATCCGGGGCATCGTGCTTTGTTTGACAGAGCCATTGCCAAGACAGGCCAAGTGGTTATTCAGATTAGAGACTGCCAAGGCTGGAATGGTTCTAATCCCTTTGCTGCTGAGCAGGTTAAAGATTTGATTCGCCGTGATCTTGATCCTCTGTATCAAGGACAGTATGAGATTCAGCTAGTACCTAATGTGGTGAATATCACATATGGTAGAGACGTTGGCTACAAGATTGAACAAGAAGTGTTTGATGCTGCCACTCATGCAATTTCTGCTACGGAAATTAGAAAGAAAATGGGTGTGTAATGGATGATCTTCAACATGTCGTTAACTCTGTCATTGCTGTTCTCTTCTCGTTAGTTGGCTGGTTTGCTAGAGAGATGTGGGCTGCTGTGAAAGAGCTAAAGAATGATCTGGCTAAGCTTCGTGAGGAGCTACCCAGAGAATTTGTCATGCGTGAAGATTATCGCAGTGATCTAAAAGACATTAAAGAAATGCTAAGTAAAATAGTAGATAAGCTAGATCACAAAGCAGACAAGTGATGGAGCATCTGTTAGCTTCGTATGATATTCCTTGGCCTAACACAGAGACTTACCTAGTCTTAGTATGCAGAGACATAAAGCCAAAGGATACATACGGGGCTAATGAATTTATTTATGACAAGAAGATATGCCGTTGGACTATAGTTGTTAAGAAACCCGATGAGACAAAGAAGTGATAGACCCAATCTCTATAGGCATAGCGTTTGCTACAGCCCAGACAGTG